CGCCAAGCATGTCGCTATAGCTGTCAGCCCACTTGTCCACGTCAATCTTGTCGATCACCTCAGGGCGCATCTGAGCCACCGCGCCAAGAGCGCCGACAAAGCGATCAACGCCATTGACGCCGATCGCCCGCTGCGCTTGGGCGAGCATGCTGACGAACTCTACGTCCAACTCCACGCCCTGCAACGCTTCAGGCGGCGGTGGCACAAGGTTCGCCTGCACCATGCGGGTAAAGGTTTCGTCGATCAGGGGTTTGAGAAGCTCGTTGTGTAAACGCTCAAGCACGGGGCCTAGCATGAGAAGCTTCTCTTCGTGCCGCTCGGCCACCTCAGTCGCCGTCATGCGGCCTGGAACGGTCGACGCCAGCATGAGGAAGAGATCGGCATAGAAAGCGCCACGAATGCGCTCGCGCACGTCTTGGATGTCGAAGAGCAAATGCTGCAAGTCTAGCTGCACGTTGAACAGCGTGGACACTGCGTTCTGCGCGCCAGGCGCATCGACATAGGTCACGCCGCCAGGCAGGTAATCCAGGTCGCGACCCTTCATGCCAGCCGGCACCTGCAGCGGCGGCTTGGTCTGATAGTCGATGGCGTTGGCCTTGCGCAGCTGCTCGTGCTGAAGTTGCTTGATGTCGCCAAGGGCTTCCATGCCGGGGCTGTTGCCGTACACATCGCCAGGCATTTTATGCCAGCGCGGGGCAAGGCCAGGGAAGCGATCATAGCCACTCTCACGCAACACCTTGTCGCCTGCGTCCTCGCGGCCAGGCTCGAAGTAGACGCTGCGCCATGGCTTGTTCTTGCCATCGGCCTTGCGTGCATCGCGGTCAGAGCGGGGCTCTATGCCGTGGATGATCGGCACCCACGCATCAAGATTGCCTGAGTTGTAAAGCGCCTGCGTGGTGCGCGAGCACTGGTCATACCCAAACTCGGCAACCAACTCGGCGACCGTCTTCTCAAACTCGCGGTAAATCGTGTTGACGTTTCCGCGATAGTCCGTGGCCAAGGCGAACTCGCCGACAGGGCTTTGGTAATGGTGGATGAGGGCGTCATAATCATCCATGATGACGGACGCCGACGTACCGAATGCGCCAAGCTCTTCGTAGCAGGCATGGAGCATGAGGTAGGTGTTGCTGCGCGCAAACACGTTCAGCATGCGCCCTTGCGTCTCGGCCAGCCATGACTTGACCGGCGCATAGTCCATCAGATCTTCATCAGGCAGGGCCAAGCGAAACCATGGCCGCGCAGGCGAGGTCATGCCGCTCATCATGCCGGCTGACAGGATGCGCAGGGAGCGTGAAGCCGTGCTGTCAAAGATGGCGTTGTGCTTCTTCGTTCCCTTGTTCCGGTCGCTTTTGTAGAACCGCGTCGAGCGAGGAAGCAGATAATCCGACAGCTCGCGCCAATGGGCGATCCAGCTGGACCGCTCGGTCTGGAGCGCCGTCCAGCGGCGCAGCATGTCGGTTTTGGGGATCATGATCCTAACAGGCTTGTGCGGCCCAACATGCCGCTCGATGTAGGCGCACCCATTGTGCCGGTAAGGAATGTGCCGCCAACTCCACCGCCGCTCATGGCGCGGTTGCGTGCGGCAAGCGCTGCGATGTTGGGGCGCTTCTGGTTGGCGCGGTTAAACTCGCGTTCGGCTTGGCGTTGTTGCATCTCGGCTTGCATCGTTGCTTGGTTAGCGGCGCGGCGTTGGGCCTTCTGGGCCTTCTGGCCTTGGTAAACGCTTGCGCCAGATGCGGCAACTGAGGCAATAGCAGCGGTCAAAGCCATCACAGCACCTGCGAATAGATGACGTCTTGAATGCCATATCCAAGCCTCGGCAACATCCGATCAAGGGTTGTTCCCGGCTTGGCGTGCCACAGCATCATCTTGACACCTCTATCCTTAGCGGCGCGCTCGGTCGCCGTGATAAGCCGCATGCCGGTCATGCCGCGCCGGTGTGACTTGCGCACAAAGAGCAAGTCATTCTGGCACATTAGAAGGTCGCCATAGTGCAGGTTGGTGCACACAATGTTAACGCTGTAGCCGACTAGGGTTTCGGCGCCATCGACATGAGTGTCAAACATACCGATAGCAAACAAGTTCCCCGCCGCCTCAAGCGTTTGGTAGCGCTCGACGTCAGGCTTGAGCAACATGATATCAGGAACGGTGGCCAGCTCGGCATAGTGCTCTTCAAGCAACGGCCAGGCGCGGTCGATCCACTCACTGGCCACAATCTCGCGCGGGATCGCCATCAGACCATATCCAAAGGGTTGTACTCACCACGCGAGCGAGGCCGGGCCAGCTCATCGCGCTGACGTTCAAAACGGGTTTTGGCTGCAACGGGTGCGGCAAAGGTCAGGGCCAAGGCGTCGCCAAGGTCGGGTGAGGGAAGCCCGCGCGCCTTGAGGTCATCCTTGCTTTCCAGCACGCGCTTGCCGGTCTGGGTAAAAGCGTAGGTAGGCGCAGCAAGATCCTGCTTAAGCGCCACATCATCAGGGATCGCGCCGCCTAGCTTAATCCATTCGGCCAACCCGCACCACATCTCGATGCGCTTGTCCTTGTACGCCTCATCGATGGGCCGTCCGCCAAACCAGACTTCTGTGACTTCATGCTTAAGCTGACGCAGCCTATCGATCACGCCGCTGCCATTGCCTGCATCAATGAACACCGCGTCGGGTTGCCACTCAGCGATCTTGGCCGCGACACGCGAGGCCAAGTCCATGTTGTCCACGCCACGCAGGACGATAGGCGGAAAAGCCACCATGCCTTGACGCGGGAAGATGACCGATCGATCATCGCCAAAGCGCGCAGGGTCAACGCCGAGAATGCGCGGCGCCCACTGATATTCCGTGATCGCGTAATGGCGTTGCGTCGCGGCCTGGACGTCAGACAAGCTAATCAGCTGATCCTCGCCAGCCGCGCTGAAATCGCACAGATACTCGCGGCTGAAGCTTGTTTCGCTCATGTCCCGACGCAAGCGGGCGACCTCGTCAGTATCAAGGGCGTCGGTGTCGTACACAGTGTAAAGCGCCGAGCCCCAATCAGGCAGGGTCTTAGCGCGAAAGAAAAGCTCGCTGAAAAGGTTGACGCCAGACGGCGTGCCAATGAACAGCGCCCAACCTTTGCGGTCTGACAGCGCCGGCTGGATGATGTCCTGCCAGACTTCGGGCTTGATCTGCGCCACCTCATCGATGACCACGCCATCAAGGCGCACGCCACGCAAGGCGTCTGGGTTGTCGCCGCCAAAGATGCGGATCACTGCGCCATTGTGCGCCAGCTTGATTGACAGTTCGCTCTCGTTCACCGCCACAGCGTTGACGTTCAGAAGCGGGGCCAGGCGCTGCTTCAAGCGCGCCCATGCGATAGTCTTGGCTTGCTTGAGGAAAGGCGCGAGGTAAACGTAGTAAGCCAGGTCAGCAGTGGTTTTAAGCGCCGCGTCAATCAACTCCATCAGCGCAAGCTCGGTCTTCCCGGCTCGCCGATGAAGCGCCAGCACGCGGAAACGCGCCTTGCGCTTGTGAGCCTGCACTTGCCATTCGCGGGGGTAGTAGGCGAGGCTAATCTGCTTCTGAGGCATGCGGGACGCCTGTGACGACGGCAAGGGTTACGCTCGCATCAACCTTTTGCTGTGAGCTTTCGCTCCAGCCCGCACGGCTTGACAGGAAAAACTTCTGCGCCTGCGTGTCGCCATTAAGGGCGTTCTGCTTCAGCGAATTTGCAACCTGTTCAACAACCTTGGCTTTGCCAACGTCAAGCTCATCGCGATAATACTTGGTCAGCGTGTCGTGGCTAATGCCAAAGATTTTGGCAATAGTGACGTGATCCATGCCATAGGCGCACAGCTGCTCAACGCGCTGCGCGTTCTCTTCAGTTTTGACGTGAGGAGGGCGACCTGGTTTCTTCATATTACCGCGCGCGAGCTACGTTTTATCTCTTCGCCGTCTTCGCGCTCTCGCGAAAAGCCTTCGCGGTGGGAGCGCCTTTCTGGCCTGGCTTCCGCATCTTCTCGCCGGAGCCAGCTTTAATGCGGGCTCGCTTGGCTGCGATGTTAGCGTAAAGACCGGGACGTTTTGCCATCACTGCACAGGGGGCTCAACAACAGGCGCCACACTGACATCAGGCACAAGCGCCGTCAAGACGGTAAAGCCCCAAGAAAGCCAAGCGGGAAGCTGCGCGCCGATCCAGAGAAGAGCGCCGGTAAAGATCGTCCCGATAACGGACCAACCGGGTGGAAGTCCAACGCCAATCTTCATTGTTCTGCCCCTTGTTGCAAAGCATCGATAGCCAGCCCCGCGGTCATGCCGCCCTGGGCCACATTAGCGCCAGCCTGCAAAGCGCGTTCGTTCTGGTTAAACATCAAAGCGCCGGTCAGCACCGTAAGGAAGCACCCCACCACGAGGCCGCCGACAGCACCGATGACTTTGCCGCGCCAGTAGGCCGCACCGCGGATCTCAATGTCGTTCGCCTTGTGCCGTTCATCCAAACGCGCAATCTCCTGCAAGTGTTCCGCGCGGGCGGCGTCAAGGCGATCAACATAACGGGCGTCGGCTTGAGCCTCGCCATCGCGGCGTCCCTGCTCGTACCTCTCGCGGCCCCACTGGTCTCGCTTGGCGGCTGCGGCTTGGACGGCGGCGGGGTTTCCGATAGCCGACATCAGAAGGCGGCTGCGCCGTTGGGCCGGTCAACGGGGGCGTCAAGGACCGCCGTCAAATCGACCGCCGCCAAGTCGGTTTCGTCAACCGCCGCCAGGTCAACCGCATCCGCATCCGCATCCGCGTCCACCGAAGCCACTGACGGCTCAACCGCCAACCCGATCGCTTTGTCGGCCTCCAACAAGCTCGCCATGGCCAGCAAACGCTCATCCATGCGCCCCACAATGGCGACCTCGCGCTCTTCCAGGTTAGCGAGCGCCTTGCGCTGGATCGCCAGCTCTGCCCGCACGCGGCTCAGTTCTGCTCGGTCTTCAATCTGGCGTTGCGCCATGTCCAAGTGATTACCCATGA